ATTAAAGAGGGTAAATCAGGTAAATTCATGGGTCTTGCAGTAAGCCCCAAAGAAGAAGCCAATACTTCCTCACCAAAGAAGAAGTCTTCCATAGAAGATATGGAAAGCGATATCCCGTTCTAAATCAAAATGGGGAAAGCGTAAGTGAGTACCCACTAACTTTTTAATTGATAGGAGTTGATATGAGTTTAGATGACACACATTTTGGTGGCGGTGTAAAGAAGTTCTTTGACTTGCCAATCTTCAACAGGGTTAGATGTTCCGACCCAGTAACCAGCTATGAAGCCGCTGATGCCGCTAAAGACTTGGCATCAAAGCATTTCATCATCATTGTGGACTGTTTAAAGGCTCATGGTGCGCTTGGTAAAGATGGCATAGCCACACATAGCGGGTTAGATAGAAATCAAGTCTCACGCCGTTTAAACGAGTTGGAGAAGATGAACCTGATTCAGTTGACAGGCAGGACTGTAAAGTCTTCATCGGGTCGTAATGAGCGTGAATGGAGGGCAGTCTAATGTGGGATGTACTGGTAACTTTTATGCTGATGATGTTTGGTGCATTTGTCGTGATTGCCTTTGGTGCAATCCTCATTGGTGCGCTCTATTTCCTACAAAAAGAGGCTGACAATGACTGAAGAAGATGAAGCATTCAACGACATTGAGCGACAAGCCAAGCAACGGAAAGAAGCTGTCAAAGCAAACTTTCTAAGACCCAAGTCTGCACAGGAGTTCTATGACGAACTACGCAATGGCGTTATTGATGAGGTCGCCAGAGAGGTTAAAAGGTTAACTTCTTTTGGTAAAGACACAATAGACAGTTTGGCTGTTTACATTGAGGGGATGAAGAAATGATTGAAGTGTTGAAACAGATGTATCAATTGTTGCTGACTGAGCCTCATGCGCCAGCAGTCTGTGATCAGCTTGAACCAATGTTGAGGGAAGCCATTGCAGAGTTGGAAAGCCAAGAGCCTGTGGCGTGGCTGTTGACTGAAAAAAACATAAATTCGCTTCAAGTAGATTCCATTCAACTTTTAATTGACCGTTTAAAACACGCACATCACACAGACCTATGTGTCAGGATTAACGGGCAAGATGAATGGTTTCAGGCTGACTGGTTAAAACACATGGTTAGAGTCACCCCACCACAGCGCACATGGGTAGGGCTGACGGAGCAACAACGCAAAGAAATTGAAAGGCAATCTGTGTATATCGATGGTGCTATCCGTATGACTGAAGCCAAACTCAAGGAGAAGAACAATGAACAAAGCACAGCAAGTCTTTGAGGCAATGATGCGAGCCAAAGGGCATACAGACTTCAGCACAACAAAAGGTAGATACAACATTCCTGCCCTGCAAACACGCTGGAACTACTTCCTGCTTGGTTGGGAAATGAGGGGTGTCCAATGAGTTTCAGGCAGTCAACAATCAAGTACGTCAAAGACATCTTGAGAGCAAGAACTATCCATGAAGTCATTGCTAAGGAACTGCAAGAGGCACATCTACGCAAACTAGAGGCAGAAACTGCTACTGAGTATTCTCGTGCCGCCATCCAGTACAACGAAGCTAGAATTTCTAGATTGCAAAAACGACTTTTAGAACATACCCAAGAGGGTGATTACACATGAATAAAACAAAGAATGACTTTGATTGGCGAGGACAACCTAGTATTTGGACAACAGACAAAAAACTCAAGCAAATAACAGCGGGTCATATTCTTGGTAAAAACGCAAGAGAACGCATTGCACTGACAGAAAAGAAAGAGTTCCTGATCTATTCAAGGGCTAAACTCAAGAATGATTCGTAAGATAAGAACCTTCTATGGCAGAAGGAATGGTCAACGTGGGAACAAAGTAACCACTATAGACCGAGGTGAAGCATGGCTATGTGAGAAGTGCGGGGAGGTGATCTTCTTTGAACACCTTGTCCCCAAACACTTCTGCAAGCGGCTAATTAAGCCTGTAATCCTTGGAGATACTGGGTCTTCCCTGCCACCTTAACAGCAGTCAATTCCTGCTTCTTTAGGTTATTAGGGTCATACGACACATGAACCCAACCAGAATCAGGCACACCCTGTGTGTAGAATTCCAAGATTAGTTGTGTATAGTCCAAATTGTCCATAATCCATTGGGCGAGATCAGCATTGGCAACGCCAGCAATCTCAATGTCTGCCGCCATACCCTTGCAATGGTCTGAAGTCTTAGAACCACCAACAGCCGCATTGGACTCAGGGCTACGATAGGCTGAATTCACAGTCACAGACTTACCAAAATGCTCACGCACAGGCTGAAGCACTTTGTCACACAAAGTCTTGAGATTGTCAATGGCTTCTTCATCAGGTGTGTTGTCGATGCCAAGACGGGTAGCAGTGTCAGATTTTGTTAGTTCTTTCAAAGAAAAATTGGCAGATAAGTTCATTTATTTAACCTTTCGTTGTAAAAATTGATTGATTATGGGTGGAAGCTGTCACAAATCAGAGATAGGATTTTACTTGGCAATAGTGCCATAACCAAGGGGAATATCATGTACAAGATTGAGATTAATATTGCAGAGTGGGAATTTGGAGATGACTCAGTAACTATTGAGACAGATGATTTTGACAAAATTGCAATCATCCAAGAATTCATCGAATTCCAGCAGTTGCATGGCTGGGCTGTTGACTATGACGTTACTGACGAATATCTTTACAACCAGTGCGATGAAGACGGAATCGCTGTATACGAAGAATCCGAAGAATACGAAATCGGAGAGATCGTAGAAGACGAAGACGGAGTAACTTGGGTTCGTGTGTCATAATTCAGGTGCAGTTGTTACTTGCAGGGGGGTCTTAGGACTCCCCTTTTTTTTGTATGCTTAAACGCATTGGTTTCGATTTGCTATTCAATATCGTGATCTGCTTCGATGTCTCTAGCTAACTGTCGCCAATCCAAGCTACGTCTATACAATGTATATACACGCTCTTCACTTAAAGGCTCAGATCTTCGGCTTAACCTGTCATTTGCTTGCGCCAAAGCAAGTTGCGTTTCATGCAATATGTTATGCAGTTCTTTGATTTCTGATCTTAGATAAGCTACAAGGTCATACGTCATATACCTTACCCCTAAACTCAACTTGACCTTCAGCCCACTTATGGACTAACTCAGGCCAAAGCAATTTACCATTATGAAATGTCAGTACAGCAAACCCTGACCTCCAGTTAGTAGGAGAGTCTTCAAGATAGTTTACAAACTGCGCCCCATCAGTATCTGCCAATGTGCCAGTATCCACGCCAAACCTGTTTCCTTGGTAGTCAGCATATGGGGTCACTTTAAGGCTGTGTAGATGCCCTGTAACGATGCTTACGCCAGCATTGACTGTATTGTTATGGGTAGCGTGTACACCGCCCTTCCAGCGATGTTTAACCACCACTTCCTCAGTAGGCCAGCAAGACCAACAAGGATGCCATGCAGGGAAATGGTCTTTCAGAGAAAACCCCTTAACTTGCTCATATTGAGGCGCATTGGCGGCTAGGCGGTTCTCAAACCTTGCATCATGGTTACCAAGTGTCCACACTAGGTTTACATTGTGTCTTGCTTTCTTAGCGGCTTCCTCTATCTCGCCCATTGCCAGTTCACAGGCTTTCAACTCTTGTATAACACTTGGCGTTGAGTCCCATCCAATGCGAGGATAGCGAGAGATACTAGCGCCATCAAATATATCTCCATTGGCAATCACAGCCTTGGGCTGAAACTTTTTAATAGCCCAAAGAAGACCCTTGTACGCTGTTGTATGGATGCTAGGCCAGAAGTGAGCATCACTGAACACCAAAACAATGCCATTTTCAATCCCCAATTGTTTGCGAACTGAATTTTCTTTAATGGTTTGATGCTTACTGTTCTTTGACTTTAGCGGCTCGCCGTATCTAGCCTCTAGGTTGTTTTTACGCCTAATGATATTACGCATATCCATGCCAACAGCTTTGGCAAAGGCACTGGCAGATTCATAAGTTTTCCAAAGTTCAATAAACTCTTGATCGCTGTAAACAGTTTTACCCATGACAACTCCAGTAAAGTTGTCTGAAATTAAACTAAATCAATGACAACAGCGTGAATCTTAACGTGATTTGTTCAAAGTTTGATAAACAGTGTTGTACGCATCAATACAAGAATTCAGTTGTCTGATGGCTTTGTCTCCATCGTCTGTGATGGCGACAAGAGATTTAGCAGTCTCTCTGTCAAGTTCGGCGTTTGCTTGAACGCTATCTCTGGGGGCAACGGGGGCATCTGGGGCGGTGTGTACGGGGCAGACGGGGGCTTGGACAGGAATCCGCAACTTGAGAGTACCAGCACTAATAGCGGCATCACGCTTCGCAATCTGAATCTTGGCATTGTTTTCTACCTTCAATAATTGTGTTGTTTGAGTGTTAACAGCCTTTACAAGGGCTTGTTCTTTTGCCCTAGCTTCAGCATTCAAAGAGGCTATTTCAGCCTGTTGACGAGCATTTTCATCCTCGCCACCCTTGTAATAACCGCTACCAAAAGCGCCTAAAACAGTCATCAGGATGCCCAACAGCACCCAAGGATTAAAAAGGC